CCATCCTGCTCGGTCCTACAATAATGATGTCGCGTGCCTCGCTGGTCGCCAGGCCGACGTCACCAACCAGACTACGAAGTATCCACCTTTCTTCTACCATTGTCTCGTTGAGTACGTTGAGCATCTCATCCCTGATGACGTTGCTCGCACCCTCGTGCCCTATGACTTTGACAGCCAATATGCTCAGTTCGACCGACCATCCCAGCGGGGCTTTGTGAACGCATTGAAGCATGTCTTTCACTTTGATTCCATTTGGTGTATCAAGTCGTTTCAGAAAGCCGAGGTCTATGCCAAGACCACTGCCCCTCGTAACATCGCCACATTGCCAACGGATCACAATTTCCGACTTGGTCAGTATGCACGCGCCCTCAGTGACGCTGTGTTCAAACCAGCGCCCTGGTATGCGTTCGGCAAGCATCCCAAACTTGTCACGCAGCGCATTCAAGACCTTGCGCTGAAGTATAACACCTTCATCGACGCAGATATTTCTAAGTGTGACGGCTCGACTGGCTACATTCACCATTGTCTGATGACTGCCACCTGGAATCGCGCATTTGCACCGCAATACCACGCCGAGATTCAGTGTTTGTCCAAGAAAGAGGAGTTTGCGAAAGGAATCACCTCACATGGCCTTAAATTCGAAGTCGATTACAACACTCTTTCGGGCTCCAGCATGACTTCGGTGCGCAATAGCAACCTCAATGCTTTCACGAACTATCTGGCCCTCCGTTACCACTACGAGCCACAGCAAGCTTATCAGATGCTGGGCGTCTATGGTGGCGACGATGGCATTTCTGTTGGAATAACGCAGCAGCATTTGGAGCGCACTTTTGCCCGTACGGGCATGCTAGCTAAGGCCGGCACCATATCTGCCGGGTCACCAGTCCCGTTCCTTGGCCGAGTTTATTTAGACCCCTGGGTCACCGCTGAATCAATCATTGACGTTAAGCGACAGGTGCGCAAACTACATCTTACGACGACTCCCAGCGTCGTGCCTACAAATGTTATCATGCACCGTCGCGCACAAGGTTATCGTGTTACTGACCCTTGCACTCCCATAATACATCATTGGGTCGAGTGGGTCGAGCGCAATTTTCCGCATCCTTCACAACGCCAGCTCGACGCTTCATCGTCTTTCGCACGTCATGATGTCACTTACTGGGCGAAATTCGATCATCCATACCCGCCCATTGTCAGTCATGATCTCGCCCGCACTGTGGTTTGCGCCAACATG